CGTAGACGGCGCTGTAAACTTTGCAGCAGACGTAACGTATGCAGATGGCGCAGACATCATCACTGCTTCAGCAGGAACAAGTAACTTCAGAGCAGGTGTCAACGCAGGTAACAGCATTGCAAGCGGTGGTAATTATAATGTTGTCGTAGGCGATGAAGCAGGTACTGCGATCACTACTGGTGATAATAATACGGCGGTGGGTTATGCAGCTTTAGATGCAAACACGACAGCTTCTAACAACACAGCCGTAGGCTCTGATGCTTTAACCGCAAACACCACAGGCGCTTCAAATACCGCAGTAGGTAAAGGTGCTTTAGACGCTAATACAACCGCAGATGACAACACGGGCATTGGTACAAATGCTTTAACAGACAACACAACAGGTGGTTTAAATACTTCTATAGGAAGTGAGGCTTTAGCAAACAATACCACAGCAGACGAAAACACAGCAGTTGGCTCACTTTCGTTGTTTACCAATACTACAGGTGGTTCTAATACGGCTGTGGGTCATGACTCACTGAGACTCAATACCACAGGAGCTAATAATTCGGCGTTTGGTGTAGATGCATTAAGAGCCAACACCACAGGAGGTGCTAATACCACAGTCGGTAAAAGTGCTTTAGCAGCTAATACGACAGCAAGTCAAAACGTAGCTATTGGTAGATTAGCTTTAACAGCAAATACAACTGGAGCAGATAATACCGCAGTCGGTACGGCTGCTTTAACAGCGAATACAACTGCAAGTAATAATGTAGCCGTTGGTTTAGAGTCTTTAGACGCTAACACCACAGGCACTCCAAATGTTGCCGTGGGTAGAGGCGCTTTAGGCGCAAATACGACAGGTGGTGGAAACACAGCCGTTGGTGATATTGCGCTGGGTAATAATACAACTGCGAGTGGGAATACTGCGGTTGGTAGAAATTCTATGAATGTTAATACTGAAGGACATTCTAATTCTGCTCTTGGAGATACTGCGTTATTCAGAAATACCACTGGTGATAAGAATGTTGCTGTTGGTATGAACGCTTTAGATCACAATACGTCAGCAGATAACAACACAGCAGTGGGTTATGATGCTCTTACAGCAAATACCACAGGTGCAAGCAATGTAGCCGTGGGAGCAAATGCTTTAGACGCTAATACAACGGCAGCAAACTGCACAGGTGTTGGTTATAATGTTTTAAGTGCTAACACAACAGCAGCTAATAATACTGCTGTTGGTTCACAATCTATGGCAGCCACTAATACAGGTGGTTACAATACTGCTATAGGTAATGATTCATTAAAAGTAAACACCACAGGTTATGAAAATGTGGCTCTGGGTCAGAGTGCTTTAACCGGAAATACAACAGCAGCAGGCAACGTGGCAGTTGGTAAAAGTGCTTTATATACTAATACCACAGGTGCTTCAAACGTAGCAGTGGGGACAAGTGCTTTAACCGCTAACACCACTGGTGGTGATAATGTTGGGGTTGGACACAGCGCATTATTAGCAAACACCGAAGGAGCAACAAACACCGCAATTGGTAACGATGCGGGTAAAGCTAATTCAACAGGCGGATACAATGTTTTTTTAGGTAGAGATACAGGTATTACAGGAAGTCCGGGCGGTAACAACACTACTGGCAGCGGTTCTATTTTCTTAGGTGACGAAAATATTGGTAATGCTCACATACAAGTAGATTGGACGGTAGCCTCTGACCAACGAGACAAGACAGACTTTACAGCCCTAGACCTTGGCTTAGACTTTGTAAAAGCTCTAGCACCTGTTACCTACAGGTGGGACAAGCGTTCTAAGTATGGCGACAAGACTGCTGAAGGGTACGACCTTAACGCACAGTCTCCAGATGGCACCCACAAAGAAGATTGGTTGGATGTAGGGTTTAAGGCTCAAGCGGTTGAGGCTTTAGAGCAAGCGGCGGGTTACACAGTTTCTGATAAGACCAACCTAATCTCTAGCCACACAAGAGATGGCAAGCAGATGGGTCTACAGTACAGCAAGTTTGTGCCAATCCTAGTCAAAGCCATCCAAGAACAAAACGCCTTGATTGAGGCCCTCACCGCACGAATCACAACCCTAGAAGGATAAATAAAATGGCAATCACATACACGTGGACGATTGAAAGTATGTCCGTTTTACAGACCCCAGAACCTGACTTCGTTGTCATCGTTAACTGGCTATGCAGCGGCACCGACGGCACCAATGTTGCGGAGAGCGGTGGAAATTCTACCTTTACGCAGCAAGAAGGATCGACGTTTGTCCCTTATGCCAACTTAACAGAAACCATCGTTTTAGGGTGGGTCACTACTGAGCTGGGGGCAAACGGAGTCACTAGCGCAGAAGGCTGTGTGGAAGGGCAGATTAATTCTATTGTCACTCCGCCCGTATCGCCCACCCCTGAACCGTTGCCGTGGTAATGGAATATTTACTGGATTTATACATTCTCGTAACGTCCGTGGTAACTGTTGCCAGCATAATCTGTAACTATACAGACACGCCTAAAGACGACGCTTGGGTAGCCAAGGCATATAAAGTTCTGGAACAGTTTGCTTTTCTAGGCAGCAAGGCTAAACGATAACTTAGATAACCCTAAAAAAGTAAGTGAGTAAAATGAATTATGAGCCGTACCGTCCACGATGCCCATCGTCGCATAGACGAAATAGAGCCTAGAGTAACTAAATTGGAAACCGAAGTGCATATCCAGTTTAAAGAGGTATTCACTAGGATTAAACGATTAGAAACTATCTTGATCGGTACGGCTGGTACTATCATAACTATGCTGGTAGCCATTTTATCTAAGATGGGTTAACAAAGAGATAGGAGGCTATTTATGCTACAGAAACTTATAGGCCCCATTTCAGGGCTTTTAGACAAGTTTATCGAAGACAAAGATCAGAAAGCCAAGCTCGCCCATGAAATCGGGACTATGGCGGAAAAACATGGGCAGGAGATTGCTCTAGCGCAAATTGCGTTAAATACCGCTGATGCTAAAGGAAACTTCTTCCAATCGTCTTGGAGGCCCTTATGTGGGTATGTTTGCGTTCTTGGTTTAGCTGTTAATTTTTTAATATCGCCAATTGCCGTAGGGTTTGGTGTCGCTATTCCACAGGCAGACATGGGCGTGATGATGCCTGTTCTGATGGGGATGTTAGGTTTGGGGGGTCTCAGATCATTTGAGCGTGTGAAAGGCGTAGCAAAATGAGTTTTAAGTTATCGCAACGCAGTCTTAGTAGGTTAGACGGTGTTGATGAACGACTTACTGCGGTAGTTAAACAAGCAATACACATTACTAAAGTCGATTTTGGTGTAATCTGTGGATTACGTACGCTAGAAGAGCAACGTAAGCTCGTTGACGCAGGCGCTAGTAAGACTATGAACTCCAAACATTTGGAGGGAAACGCGGTTGATCTAATGGCATATATAGGTTCCAGAGGTTCGTGGGAACTTAATTTATACGATGATCTTGCAGATGCCATAAAAGAGGGTGCCGAAGCCGCTGGAGTCGGAGTTCGTTGGGGGGCCGCATGGCATATCCCTGATATACGCGACTGGGATGGCACTATGGAAGAAGCCATGAATGCATACGTAGATTTACGTCGTAGCCAAGGAAAACGTCCGTTTATTGATGGACCACATTTTGAGTTGGTGGTGTAATATGAAGACTATATTAGGTGCAAAAGAAACGGCTCTCGGAGTTGACCCTGCGCATACAATAGAAATCGTGTGTGCTCATTGTGGGTACGATCTTGATGAATCAGAAGTCGAAGCAGATACTTGTTCTGACTGCGGTAAGCCGTTAAATCTAAAACAGCACGTAGTTATACAAGTTACTACATTACCTGCTGTCTTTGGCGAAACTATGTAGGTGAAATATGGCCCTAAAGAAGTTAGTATTTAAGCCCGGTATCAACCGAGAAATAACGCGTTACTCTGATGAAGCTGGCTGGTACGAATGCGACAAAGTACGCTTTAGACAGGGTTTTCCTGAAAAGATAGGCGGATGGCAACAAATATCAGGGACTACGTTCCTTGGCATTTGTCGGTCTCTATGGAATTGGGTCACTTTAGGTAGCATTAATCTTATTGGCGTTGGTACCCATTTAAAGTTCTATTTAGAGGAGGGTGGTGGGTATAACGACATTACACCTATTCGTAGCACTACTTCTGCGGGAGACGTGACATTTGCGGCTACTAATGGGACAGCAACTCTTACTGTTACTGATACAGGTTACGGTGCTCGTGAAAATGACTTTGTTACGTTTAGTGGCGCTGCATCGCTAGGCGGTAACATAACAGCCGACGTATTAAATGCTGAATATCAGATCGTTACTACCCCCACTGCGAACACATACACTATCACTGCTACAGCCACAGCCAATGCGTCAGATACAGGCAATGGTGGGTCGTCAGTAGTTGGAGCCTACCAGATACGTACTGGAGAGCCGTATGAAGTGCCTCTAACTGGTTGGAGTGGTGGCACATGGGGAGCAGGTGTTTGGGGTACAGGTGGGGTTTCTACTGAAGATATACGTCTATGGAGCCAAGCTAATTTTGGTGAAGACCTAGTATTTGGTCCTCGCGGGGGCAGTATTTTTTACTGGGATGCAACAAATGGAGTAAATACACGTGGTGTTTACTTATCATCTATTGGCGGTGCGTCTAATGTACCCGTCTCACAAAATTTGATTTTAGTATCAGATATAAACCGTTTTGTGTTTTGTTTTGGTACTAATGATGTTGGTACTGCTACCGTTGATCCAATGCTCATCCGTTGGTCTGATCAAGAAAATGTAGCGCAGTGGACACCAGCATCTACAAACCAAGCGGGGTCTTTGAGACTGTCACGGGGAACTGAGATAGTCGCGGCTAAACAAGCACGTCAAGAGGTCCTCATTTGGACCAACTCTTCGCTGTACTCGTTACAGTATCAGGGCGCACCCGCTGTATGGGGTGCTCAGTTAGTCGGGGATAACATATCTATAGCGTCTATGAACTCCGTTGCATTCGCTAGCGGCGTTGCTTTTTGGATGGGTAAGGATAAGTTTTATATGTACGACGGGCGGAGCCAACCTCTTCCCTGTAGTGTACGTCGATACGTGTTTGAAGACTTTAATACTTTGCAGTATGACCAAGTATTTGCAGGTACGAACGAAGCATTTCACGAAGTATGGTGGTTCTATTGCTCAGTAAACAGCGGTACCGTAGACAAATATGTAGTGTTTAATTACCTTGAACAGACATGGTATTACGGCACTCTAGCGCGTACAGCGTGGTTAGATTCTGGATTACGTGATTTCCCACTTGCCGCGACCTATAGTTATAACCTTGTTAATCATGAACAGGGTACAGATGATAACCAAACAAGTGTAACTGCACCAATTGCAGCAACTATTACCTCTGGGCAGTTTGATATTGACGATGGAGACAGGTTTGCGTTTGTGTGGCGCATAATACCTGACGTTACATTTACAGGGTCTACCGCTACTTCTCCTAGCGCAACAATGACTTTGCTCCCTCTAGCCAACTCAGGATCAGGTTATAATAGTCCGTATTCAGAAGGAGGCAGTGCATCAGGTACGGTAACACGTACGGCTACGGTGCCTATTGAACAGTTTACAGGACAGGTAAATACCAGAGTTCGTGGACGGCAGATGTCCATCCAAATGGAATCTGCTGATCTTGGAGTTAAATGGCAACTTGGCTCTCCTAGAGTAGATATGCGCCCTGACGGGAAGCGCTAATGGCTAATGACATTGAGCGAACAGAACCGCCCGCGTTACCTTTAGCGCCTGAAGAGTACCAACGTTCGTTTATGGACCAAAACAGTAATGTTTTGCGGTTGTTTTTTAATCGATTTATTAACTCGCTTAACAACCTATTTAGCACCGAAAGTGGGGGTAAGTTCCTATATATGCCTTGCGGTGCTTTCTACAGCACACAAGACCAAGCTGCCTCCAATGTTAATACCGGATATGCAGTGACGTTTAACACCACGGTGTACAGTAGTAAGGTTACACTCTCTAATAACAGCCGAATAAACGTCCAAAATCCCGGCACTTACAAGTTTGATGTGACGTTACAACTCGAACATAATAATTCCAGTGCAACTTCTGTTACTGTATGGGAGCAGAAAAATGGTTCTACAATAGCGTATTCAGGTCATAGGTTTGATGTACAAGGTAACGACGATTACGTTGCGTACTGGGGGTTTACTGTAGATTTGACCGCAGACGATTACATAGAAATTTACTGGGCAACTGGGGACACACAACTAAACTTGCATACAGAGGGGGCAACATCACCTCACCCCGGTGTGCCATCGGCATCCATTGATATATCATTTGTTAGCAACTCATAGTGTGTGCTTGCCTAATGTAATCTACCATCTATACTGGTTAGTCCCTGTAACAGGAGCGAACCATGACCTTTGATTTTTTAGAGTTGTTTAACGCTGTCAGCGCAGCGCAAAAAGTAGTCACTAAAGACTTCATACCTGCCGAATCCCTAGAAACTCCAATAACTGAAGATGTAACTAATCTTGATAGTTTGGACGTAACATTAATCTTTTTTGTACTTGGGGAGGCTTACGGCATTCCTGAAGACGAAGAACTAAACGATTCTTGGCCCTACGAAAGTGTAGAGTTACTAAGAAACTTTATATTTAAGCATAAAACTAAAGACCCCGAAGACGAGTTTGATTCGATTAAAGCACTTGTGAAGGAGCTATCATGATTTACATGACTCAGTGCCGCACAACGTGTACGACCGATACCACTCTAATTGACGATATACCCTACCCCCAGCACGTTCACATCCTACCGGATACGTTCCGTAGAGCAAAATCTGGATTAAAGTACCCACCCCATGTGTTGATAGAAAGCCTTATTGACGACGAGTTGCGTAGCTATGTAGCTGACAACCCTGTCAAAGGTAAGACTGGATTTATCTTTGCTGCTGGTAATCAAGGCTGGATGGTTAACAACGGGCGGTACGATAAAAACCCTGATACGCAACTGCATTACAAAGTTAAAGTGCCGTTTATTGTACTTACTAATATCTATGCAGGGCGTATAGCAAGTATGTTTGGTGTTCACGACCACGTATCAACAGACGCTAGTGCTTGTGCTTCTAGCCTACATGTACTAATGAATATGCAAACATTAATGGATAACTATGGATTTGATCGAGTTATTGTATTTAGTGGTGAAGATAGTGTGAACAACCTCGTCCTAGAGTTCTTTGGTGAAGCAGGTGCAAGTTTGCAATACAAAGACCAACGAGTGGTTCCTTCTGCATTTGATGATAAGAACCAAGGATTTCATATTGGACAAGGCGCTGTAGTTGCTATATTTGAGAAGGAACACGCGGGCATGGCTGATCCTTTAGCTAAATTCGTTGGCGCGTACAGTTCCGCAGAGGATAATACAAACCCTTTAGGGCAACGCCAAGACGGGTCTGGCTTTAGTAAAGCTATCGAAGGTGCATTATTTGTAGCCAAAGCACATCAAAATAATGTAAGGTTAGTTAAAACGCATGGAACTGGTACGCCAGTCAACAATGCTGCGGAAAAATCGGCACTCCTACGCTCTCTAAACGAGTTTGTAGCAACATCCTACAAACCACGTATCGGACATACAATGGGTGCTAGCGGACTATTGGAGACTGGATTGTTGCTACGCGACCTAAAAAGCGGCTTTGTGCCGAAAATCCTAAACAGGACTCAGGATGATTCTGTGTTCTTGTCTTCTGACGCCCCCATTCCCGAGGGCCTAATGCTCAGTCTTGCTGCTGGCATGGGTAACATATACTCGGCTGCGTTATTTTCACGGGAGGTGTAAAGTGGAAATTGTAGACAGTAAGGAGAAATTGCTTAAAGGGCCTGAGATTGTTGCTATGTCAGCGTACAATATACCAGACCTAAAGTATCCAAAAGAAGTTGTACTAGCAGCAGTTGGAATGGAGTTTACATTACCTCGGACCGATCTTGTACAGATTGGTAATACTG